AAGCTTTTTGGTCTAATATTACCGGATATAACGGTGACTTTATATCCTATAACGGAATTAGGTTTGATGTTCCATATATTATAAGAAGGACTTTGCACCATGGCATGAAGCCTACAAATATGCAATTCCTTCAGCATACTAAGTACAATGCTTTCCCTCCGCACTTCGACGTGTTTCTACAGGTCAGTGGTGGAAGAGAACAATTTTACAGTCTACACGAAGCATGCGACTTCTTTAAGGTTAAATCCCCAAAAGAAGGCGGCATAGTAGCTTCACAAGTAGCTGAGTTCTACTACTCAGGCCGTATAAAAGAGATAGCAGAATATTGTCTCAGGGATCTGGAAAGTACTTTTAAATTGTATGAAAAAGTAAGACCTTTCGTAGTTAAGTAAACCAATACTATATAATTGAGTCCAAATCTTTTTTCCCCAGCATTACCTGAACAACGCCGATTAAAGATGTATATCTATGGCGCACACGGAACTGGCAAGACTGTAACAAGTCTCCACTTCCCTAACGCTGCCGTAGTTGATCTTGATGGCGGTACCGATTGGTATGCCTCAGCTTTTAGTTTCCAGAAGCTGAGAACAACTGATGTGGATAAAGTTCTTCAGGCCGTAGACGGATTGATACAAGACCCAGGAGATTTTAAAACCCTGGTCATCGATTCGTTTACAAAATTCTGGGATCTTCTGCAAGAAAAACACCTTAAACGTTTAAGGGTTAAAAGGGGTAATCCCCAATATGTATTTCAACCGTCAGATTACAAGGTTATAAAGAGTGACCTAAGAGCATTTATTAATAAGTTACTTGCTCTGGATATGAACATTATTGCAACGGCGCAAGTTAAGAGCATGTATTCCCAGGATTCTGGGGAATTCATGAAGATAACTGGGACGGAACCAGATGGCCCGAAAGACGCTCCGTACTTATTCGATGTCGTCTTAGAACTAAACTTTGGTCCGGATGATACGCGTATAGCAACAGTAAAGAAAGACCGCACTAATACATTGCCAAAGACCTTTGAGTTTTCCTATCAAGAGCTTGTCAAGTATTTTGGTGTAAAGGATCTTGAAAGAGCTCCGGTAAAACTCCGGGCAGAGCAACTATTAAATCAGGTTTCAAATAGAAATCTAAAGGTTAGAGTCGGCACAAAAGAAATTCTTACTGCCGGCATAACCGGAGATACTTTAACTAAGCTCATGAAGTTGACAAATAGCATGGCTGAAAATCAGCTTAAAGACAAGCTGAATGAAGACTATTCGGTCCAAAGCCTGCTTGATCTTCGTGAGGATGAAGCATCACTGCTTATAACAGATTTAACCAAGACAGAAGCTAATGTACAATCTTAAGCAAGGAAGAGGAACTTTTGAATCTCTTCCCGATGGTCGTTATACATTAAAGGTAGACGGTGTCGCCGTATCCGCACATGAGAAAGAGGGTAAGGCTGGGCACCGTTTTGAAGTAACATTCTCTATCATAGATGGAGAATTTAAGGGTCGTAAAGTATGGGATAATATCTATCTTCCCTGGGTTACCTGGAAAATGGCAACCCTTTTGGAAGCCGGAGAAAGCCCAGAAGCTACTGATGAAAACGCAACCCCGGAGAGCATAGCGGCAGCGCTTACTGGGTTAGAAGTATCAGCTTATCTCACTACAACTTTGGGGACTAATCAAAAGCCCCGAACAAATGTATCTGATTATAAGACGGTATCAATGCCTACAGACACAGTAGAAGACAATAGTGGTTTAGATTTTACTCGTCTAAAGTAAGATTATAATGGGAAGGGCAAATAGAGATATTTGCCCTTTTTTTATTTATGCTAAAACCTGCAATAACTGCACCTCTAACAAAGCAAGAGATCAAAGGGCTAATGCAATTTATATCCCACCATCTGGGGTATGCACCATTGAAGATGCCCAAAGTGATCTTTGCACGAAGTGCCGAAGAATACGCCAAAATATATGAGAACTACCAGCAGAAAAGCAAAGAACTAAGTGAGGAACTAATTGATGAAATCAATAGTGATACCTTAGCTTTCTTTGATCATCTTACTGACTCTGCGGTATTCCAAGCTTTTTCATATAAAGATGGCGTTGAGATCGACAGTTTCGTTATACCAATGGGCACAGTTGTGCATGAGTTAATTCATTTTTTTCAATATGCCACTGGAACCTTCGGCTCTTATAGTGTTATGTACGAAGGCACCAATGAGATTCTCTCCTGTATACTAACAGATGCCTCTTCCTTGGATTATAAAGAAGAGTCTGTGTACGCCATGAGTATTGCCATGGAAATAAACGACCATGACTTTTTTAGAGCCATCCAGTGGATGAAAACATTTACGACACACAGTAATAAGAATAGTTTCGTTCATCGATCTATCAAACAGTGTCCGTCGTTTTCTAAATATGATCCACGAAAGCTAATGAAGTTATTGGAAGAGAATAAATTTGATAAGATAGAAAATGAAGAAACACGCGCAATATTAAAACGTTACAGTGTTCCCAGGATACTAAAGCTAATTAAAGCTGGCTATAAAATTATATATGGTACAATATGAATCACATTAAGATTACTTGCCCGGCCTGCTCTGGACACGGAAAGTTCAGGGTTTTAAACACAAAGTGCTCCTATTGTAATGGGGGTAAATTGGTTAAGTTAACGTACCATTTAAGAAAAATCGGGCATCTTCGAGAATTAAAGAACGTTGAAGATTTTCAAAGACGTTCTGAAACAAAAATACATACACATGAAGATAATTGATGACGAGCTTCAACAAAAGATAGACGACTTAGATGATCTTACTAAAGCCTTGCCAACCATAGTAGCCGATGAAGCTGATGGTATATTCGCAAGATTAGAGGCCCTATTCCCTTTAGTTACCAATAATGGAAATAAAGATTCTGATTATAGAAAATCCGATGAATCGAGGGACACAGGAGATACTAAAGCAATTACGGGCAACGCTTCAATTGCTTGATCTCCCGTGCTCGATAGAAATTAATGGCGACGAACCAGTTAGAGACGAGAGTTCGGAAAGCGAACATTCGTTATCGTAAAGAACGAAAAGCTTTGATACAAAAGCTCGAAGTTCCTATACGAATGACTCAACAGGGGATGGTAGCAACTCTAAGTACCATTGACTTTTATGGAGTTTTTTCGTATAATAATGGCAAGAAAACTATAGGAAAAGCTATAGCATTCGATGCAAAAGAATGTGAAAGTAAAACATCCTTCCCCCTGAAAAATATCCACCAGCATCAGCTGGAATATCTTAAACTTTGGATTGATCTTGGCGGGGAAGGATTCTTCTTTGTACACTTCAAGAAACTCAGCCCGGACAAAGCATATGTAACTCCAGTGGAATTAATTACAAAGTATTGGGATAATTCAACTGGAAGGAGAAGTATTCCTTGTTCTGAATTCAAGGCCGAGTGGCTTATATCAATAGATGATTATTTAGAATATTTTAATGCAAAACCTAATAAACAAACACGTACAGCTAATAGCGACATTCAGCCACTATAATAGTTTTTATTGTGGAATATTTCAACTGTCGGATATTGGTGATGACTTTATAAAATTAGTACCCTGGGATGATGCTTACCAACAGTCCCATAAGCCTTGGCCAACTGTTCAGGGGGAATTCCATATACGCAAGATGGATATACGGGGTATTGTAGACTTGGACACAGTAAATGCCAAAGCAATCGAAAACTATAACAAAGGAATTGAACCTGGATCAGAGTCTCAATTCCCTAACAATTTCAGTTAAAAGACTTTTCCCGGAAGCAAAACTTCCGTCAAAGGCACAGAGGGATATACCAGATGCTGCATGGGATCTATATTCAAACGAGGGCGTTAGGATCCCCGGATTAGGGAAGCTTCCTGTTAAAACAGGAATTGCCCTGGCTATACCTACGGGTTGGTATGGTAACATACGTAACCGAAGTGGTAATGCAGTCAGCACACCTCTCATGGTTGATGCTGGTATTATTGATCCTGGCTACCGTGGCGAAATTATGGTGGTACTTGTTAACCATAGCGAGTATCCTTATGAATTAGTCAAGGGAGATAAAATAGCCCAAATATTATTTGGGAAAATACCGGAGGTAACTTTTGTTGAGGTAAGTGTGTTACCTGCGAGTGACCGGGGAGCGAAAGGGTTTGGGAGTACAGGGAATTGATAAATTTCAAAGATGAGCTATCCAGATTTATTTTTACAAGTAAGTACGCAAGATATGATGAGGGACAACAACGCCGGGAGACGTGGGAAGAAGCTGTTTCCCGGCTTGAGTCCATGCATTTAAAAAAATTCACAAAGCTTAAAGACTCTGAAAAGAAAGAGATCAAAGAGGCTTTTGATTATGTACGTCAGCGCAAAGTTGTACCCTCTATGCGATCATTGCAATTCGGGGGGCGGGCTATAGAAGCACACGAAGCCCGAGTCTACAACTGTGCTGTAAAACATGTGGATTCTCTGCGTTCTTTTTCTGAAATCTTTTATATGTTATTATGCGGAAACGGAGTTGGTATCGGTGTATCTAAAAAATATCTTAGACGGCTGCCCGATCTGGTTAATGCGGATGATAAAACAGGAATTGTTCTTGCGTATACCGTTGAAGACACTATCGAAGGATGGTCCGACTCGGTTGAAGCTTTACTGTCATGCTATTTCAGGAATACCCCTTACACTGGACGAAAAATCGTATTTGATTATTCGAAGATTAGAAAAAAGGGGGCACCTCTCAAAACAGGCGGTGGCAAGGCTCCTGGATATAAGGGATTAAAGAATGCACACAGTAAAATAAAAGCTCTTCTTGATAATATCATTGAAGAGGGGGCGCAAACCAACATACACTCTATAAATGCATATGATATTCTTATGCATTGCGCGGATGCTGTGTTATCCGGAGGTATACGGAGATCTGCAACCTCTATTATTTTTGATCCCGATGATCATGATATGATTAATTCAAAGGCCATGTTCTCTGTAAAGAAGAGAAAACAATTTGAACTTTTAGAAAATGGGAAGTATGAAGGATTTGTTATGATCGATGATCCGGCATACCCCAAAAAAGATTATATCAAAGTTGAAGTGGACGAGTGGGAATATACTAAACTAAAAGATGAAAAGAAAATTAGTTGGTTTGCGGTGTACCCGCATCGTGCCCGGAGTAACAATAGTGTATTGCTCCTTCGTGATCATGTTAATTTTGAAGAATTCGAAAAGATCTTTGAACGCACCAAGCAGTTTGGTGAGCCCGGGTTCGTGTTTGCTAATGATCCTGATACTTTATATAATCCGTGCTTTGAGATCGGATTTATCCCAGTTACGGAGGATAGAGTTACAGGAGTTCAATTCTGTAATCTTACTTCTATTAACGGGGCGCTGGTTACCAGTGAAGAGGATTACTATAGAGCTGCTAAAGCTGCCTCCATAATAGGTACTATACAGGCGGCATACACGCATTTTCCATATCTATCTAATTCTTCTAAATGGTTAACAGAAGAAGAGTCTTTACTAGGAGTATCTATCACGGGTATAATGGATAATCCGGCTGTTCTGCTAAATCCTAACTTTCAAATGAGGGCAGCAGAAATAGTGGTGGAGACAAATAAAAAATGGTCAAAGATATTTGGTATAAACCAGGCTGCGAGAACTACCTGTGTTAAGCCCGAGGGCACCTCAAGCCTTGTTCTTGGGTCTGCCTCTGGTATACACCCGCATCATGCAAGAAAATATTTTCGTAGAGTACAAGTTAATAAATTAGACCCAGTATACAAGCATTTTAAAAAGGTAAATCCGCACATGTGTGAAGAGAGTGTGTGGAGTGCCAATCATACGGATGATGTTATAACGTTTCCAGTAGAAGTTCCTGAAACTGCTATGATTAAGGAAGACGTAAGTGCATTAAATCATTTAGAGATAATAAAAGATACACAAACTAATTGGGTGTTGAATGGGACGAGTGATGCTAACAAAAAGAACGTTTCTCATAACGTATCTTGCACGGTCATTGTGGATGAAGGCGAGTGGAAAGATGTTGTTAAGTATGTCTTCGAAAACAGGGCGTTCTTTTCCGCCGTATCCTTTCTATCCAAGACGGGTGACAAAGATTTCAAACAAGTACCGTTAGAAGCCATAACAACTCAAGAAGATGAGGAATTATGGAATAAGATAGTACAAGACTTTAAGTCAGTAGATTATACCAAGCTTATGGAAGAAGAAGATTCTACAACACTTCAACAAGAGTTGGTATGCGCTGGCGGACAATGTGAACTTCCAATATTAAGTAACTAGGCAAACAAATGAGATTCGAATGTAAACGTTCAGACTCCGCAACTAAATGGTATGATATAAATCTTATGCCTCTGAATGAAGATAATTTTGCAGTAATTGTCTCATACGGAGTGCGTGGAGCTGGCGGAGAAGAATCAGTTCTTCAGCCTGCCACAGATACCTTTATAGGTGCATACCTTGATGCTTTGGATGCCATAAACAAAAAAGTTCAAGATAGACTTAGCTTAGGTTATGTTAAAACAGAACCAAAACAAAATGAATGACTGATGTATTTAGTTTAAAAATAGGTAGCGATAAAAAGAAAGTAAAGATAATTGGTATTGCGAGAAAGCCTTCGTCGGACGGGAACCCAAATGAACGATTTTATATAACGGCACAAGCAGATGATGGCCCGGAGTATAAAATTAATGAAGTATGGACACAGGATTATACCGGCAAAATTGTTCCAAAAAGTTTATGGATGGATCTTGATGAAACTGCGGAGCGGCTATTAGCAACATGTTTACTAGCTAAATTTCTAAAATATGTTGCGGTAGAAGATGTCAAAGATCTTATAGGCAAAGAAGTATTGGTAAGGCCAAAACCAAACGGGTTTATGGCTATTGTCGCATATGACGAGAATATGGTATAAGATAATATCAAGGTTATCGGACCTAAACCGATTGGTGGAGATGGTGGGGGCTTGAAAAAGCCCCTCCCTTTTCATATAATAAAATTATGGATAAACAAAGTTACGAAGAAGATCTTAAGAGACGGCAAGAAGAGCATTTAAAAAATGTTCATAATAGTCGTCCATGGCAACCCTGTGTGCATGATCAATGCCCAGAGTGTTTGGGTACTGGGATAAGACACGATGGTAGTTCGTGCGTGCATATGATTTCTTGCCCGTGCCAAAAATGTAGTATTTGGGCCTGAATTGAATCGACGGTTGTATGAGGAGGGGAGTCGGCATGCAGTGGCGATAGCCCACTTAAATACTGTCAAAAACTCAAGTGCCAATACATCGCGCACCTTCGCAGACATCTTCACCTTCGGCAAGCCCGTTGGGATGAAGAACGTTGCACCTGCTTTTGCTATGGCTTAAGCAAACAACGGTCTGAACCTGGTTAGAAGTGCTCAATTCTAATCTGGAGTTATGAGCAGACACCCAGGAAAGACTGGGTAGTTGTAAGAGAACCATGATACTCAGAAACTCTTATAACGATAGTTTCATCTGGTATTAAAGCATGCTAATTCGACAAACTAAGTCGACGATCGGACGGCGGCTCGTTACCGCCCAGGTCCACAAAGAAAGCTCAGGATATTCTGGGCTTTCTTTTTTTATAATAAGGAGATATATGAAAATTAGTCAAACGAGGCGGGGTGTCGCTCTTATTGAAGCTACCCTATATAAACGACAACCCTGGTTTCCAACCGGCGTCATTACAAAGAACGGGATTCTACTTAAAAAGGGTGCCACCCAATTTCTGAATTCGCTTGTAATTATAGATTTTCAAGAGGGCACTATAAAGATTGATGGGCATAGGCAGAGAATGAGAAAAGATACTTCTGCTGATCTGATGAATATTGTAAAGTTAAAGCTAACCAAAAAACTTAGGAATGTCTAGAAAGTATGTACCAACATTTGCAGAATTGATCGACAGATTAAGCATAGTTATACTTAAGTCAGTTTTTATCCCAGAAAATAAAGAAGCATATGAGCAGGAACAAGAACTGATAATGCATGATATTGACGAGATTCTTATGGAGAGATCCGGACGATATGAAAATAAAGACGGCTCAACGCATATATCTAATCGCCAGGTTGTGAACGCAAAAATGATACGAGCGATTATGATTACTATGCTCACCAACAGATACATTTGGGAGAACGAATCGAAGGCACGCCTTGGCGGTTCGGAACAAGATAAATTATTAAAGCTGACTCACTCTATTAATGGTGTGCGTAACACAGCTAAAAATATAATAGCTAAAGAACTTGGAGAACGGGTAGACTTAAAAATAGATGCACTAGCTGCAGAGTTAACCGCCGAGTTTGGAAATTGGAACCTATTTGGAAAGAACTAAGGATGTATAGAGCTCTTAAATTAGAACGACTTCTCATATATAGTGACATATATGGGTTAGGATTAACTGACGCCGATATTAGCCATTGCCAGACCATGTTTACCGCATATAAAGGAATGGCTAATATGGAGTATGTGTACAAGCCAGCTACTGCCGGATATGATTTAGTATTGAATTTTACTGTTTCAGACAAGGAACCCTATCTAAATCTTGATGAACATAATTCTATGTTGGATACAGTAGGGTATCCTGTGATAAGAATGAACTTTGCATATTTAAAGTTTCTTCCTCCGGGGGTAGATTTAAAATTTGTAGAGGAGATGACAGAGTTTATAAATCATAATCGCGGAAACGGACATAATTCAAATAAAGTATTTCAAAATATTG